AGTATCGCGAATTTGGGGTTATTCCATGATATAGTATTGAATCGTAGTAACAATATAACTACTGCAGAATATAATAAGAAGTTTCGTAACCTAGGAATATATTCAGGTAGAGTAGTATAAAATCCTAGTAATAATATTGCATATGTTCCATAGATGATATAATCCGCGTATTTCAAATATGACATATATTTATCAAAAATCGGCGTTATTAACTCACGGATTGTATATATCAATGAAACTACCGCGTCCTCTATCGTATTTATGATTGTGTTCATGTTTAAACAATACAAATAAATTGGAATTCGTCTATATTATTGTCATATTAAAATCTATGACGGCGTATCCGACGATACATAAAAATCAAGCAATCGCGCCGATGGGTCAAGTACCCCCTCGCAAAATGGATGCCGCCAATAATACGGGATTGTTTCACCACGACCTTCATAGATGGTCTCAAACACCCGACGGTAATAAAAGCTTTCTTTGTCATACGGCGGATTGTGAACCGAATACATATAGTTATTCTTATTATTGTATTCGCTATCAGTCACCATAAAGTCCGAATGTTCTTTGATCATCTGAATCCATGTGCGTCCACCATCTGCAGAGCTTACCCCATCACTGAACGCTTCTTTTCTACGCCACAGTACATTTTCAGGCAATAACCCCTCATTTTGAAACGCTTTTCTAAGAAGGTATTTCTCCATTTTTTCATCCGTAAAACGCTTGAACCGCGCAGGGATACGCATAACGTATGCAAGAAACTCTTTATCTGCAAACGGCACTCGTGCCTCTAATCCAGCACCGCTAATGCTCTTATCTGATCGAAGTAAATCGAAGAATCGCACATCGCGAATCATCCGCTCATTTTCGCGGTGAAAATCTGCATCATTCGGTGCTTTCTGGAATCCACGATATGATCCAAAGATCTCATCTGACATATCTCCGCAGTAAATGACGACATCGTCTGTTTGTTGTTGAATGTATTTACTCACGAGGTAATTTCCAACAGATGCGCGAATCGTCGTGGTACAATAACTCTCTGTCTGATAAATCGTTTCATAGATTGCGTCTAAGAAATCCTGTTCTGTAAGTGAAACTTCATGATGACACGTACCCAAATGCTCAGCCACACGACGAGCCCACATTAAATCAACGGACCCCTCGAGTCCAATACTATATGTATTCAGAATGGTATCAGGAGCAGTCCTCTTCAATTCTCTCGCGACAATTGCCGTGACAAGTGAACTGTCCAGGCCGCCTGATAACAAGCATCCGACCGGCCGTTCACTCATCAAGCGTTTCACAACAGCCTTGGTAAATAACTCGCGGATATTCGCGCATATTTCCTCTTCAGTAACCGTGTCATCATCGCCACTACCACCACCACAATTCGCGCTAATATTACTGACAGGATAGGAATAACTCACTTGTAGTTCTTTGAGTTGACGTTCAAATAATGACATATTGTTCGTATACTTCAATCCGTAAGATTTATTATAAATCATTGCATAATCATAATACGACCGGAAAACGGCAGTTCCATCCACACTATCTTCGCCCATATACTCCATATAACACCCAGCCGGAAATTGGACAACCGTCTCACAAATCGCATGGATCGATTTCATTTCACTTGCTACGCACATTGCATAATGATCCGGATTCATCGAAACACATGTTAAATCCGAGTGTTCGCCGCCGAATATGCCATCATGTCGGGTAACGCCAATATAGAGCGCACGTACACCCACAGGATCTCGCGCGACATACGTTACACCCGTTTCGTAATCATGCAATACAAATCCGAATACGCCATCAAGGCGCCGAAGTGTATCATACATACCAATTTTGCGATACAAATGAATAATGATCTCGCAATCAGATCCGCTCTTATACTCTCCCTCTAAACCGAACTCTGTAATCAAGTCACGAAAGTTGTAGATCTCGCCATTACAAATCAAGCGACAGTTTTTAAAGTGAAATGGCTGATCCGCAGTGGGGTCCATCCCATTAATCGAAAGACGATGAAACCCCCATGCACGCGTATCATCTTTGAGGAATACCGACTTATCTGGTCCACGATGACAAGACAATAATGAATTCTCTTGTAATGTTTTAAGTTGAGCTAATAACATACGCGCGACAGTTTGAAAATAGAATATACCGCACATGATATATGGTATGTGATGTATATTTAATCACGATGTACCGTTTAAACCCTTTAAGTCTGTATTTCATTTCATTACTATTATCGTAATAAAATTGATATAAATAACAGGATCTTATATTAAGCATTTGTATCCCGAGACACTCACACACCTTCTCCGAAAATGGTAGACAATCAAAATAGTAAACACATCAACCACATCAATCAACTACTTCACAATAAAGGAATCAAGCAAGAAGACCGGATTGGGGTATTGACTTCATTGTTTGAAAAGCGTAAGAGCCTCACGGTGGGGTCGGCGGCGGTCGTCATGGTCGACCCGCGATTCAGCGACATCATTGACGCTATTAACGCGATTGATTTTACGAATAAGGAGATATCTCAAGAAATATTCATGCTCTTTGGAAGCAAGCTTACGCGATACAAGCTTGACCAGTTTTATACTCCATTAACCATTTCTGAATTCATAACGGGAATGATGATCCCCGGAAAAGCAGCGGTAGATCCTGCAGGAGGGACCGGCGATTTATTGGTTCATTACAACGGGAATATCCATATCTGGGATATCGACGAACACGCATTAGAGCTTTGCCGGTTCAACTATGAGCTCAATATGAAAAAGGACTACCAAATCAAGTGTGCGAATTCGTTGATCATTGGCAATCACGACACCGCGGCAGCATTTGATTATGTAACCATGAATCCTCCCTTTGGCTCAAGTACAGTCATCACGGATGACACCATACTACAGCATTACGAACTCGGGCTTGGTCGAAAGAAACAGGAAATCGGTATTCTATTTCTGGAGTTAGGCCTCAAACTATGCAAACCTGACGGCATTCTTTTCGCGATCGTTCCTGCTGGATATGTTGGAAATACGACGAAACCGTGTATGGACCTCCGTGGATTGTTGCTGCGTCATCGTGTCATTGCTTCGATCGAGTTGCCTAAGCAGTCATTCAAACGCTCAGGAACTGGTGTAAATACGTATATACTAATGATTCAAAAGAAGGCGACGGCGGTGGCGGCGGCAGCGACGACAGAAACGACCGAACCGTACCCGATCTGCATTTCAACGATTGACAATATCGGGTATGAATTGACAAAAGCGAATACACCCATCAAATACAAAATCATTCGTGAAACCGGTGAAGTCTGCATGAAAGATGGAAACAAGGTAATCGATAATGATTTAGTAGACTGCGCATCACGTCTCGCGGTCTTTGCTCGTGACTTCAACATACCGAATATGACAATGCACGACGGCGCATCCGCATCCGCATCCGCATCCGCATCCGCATACGAGTCAGTAATGTCGGGATCATTGCATCATTTGATTCTAGATGTAAAGCGATACAGCAGTAAGTATCTTTCACTGGTAACAAAACTAAAGTCGACTCCTGGTTGTGTCCCGATACACAAGCTCGCCAAGTTAGTATTGAAAACAACAAAGATCGATCAAAACAAGCAGTATAAATATATCGACATTGGCGAGATTTCAACACCGTTGTATGGTAGTAAAGAGTTATACGGCTGGGAATTGCCATCACGTGCCAAGTATTCGCTTCAAAAATACGACATTTTGATAAGTAAGTTAGAGGGGAATGTATCGTATTGTGTTATTTTGGATGATTCGGACAACTATATTTCAACAAATGGCGTTTCAGTGATTCGTCCAAATGACATGAATGCATTATATGTATTATTTGCAAATATAACGAAAAAGGAGTTCATAGTTCAACACAACGCGTATCTCACAGGAAGTATTATGGCGTCGTTGTGTGACAGTGATATTGGCGAAACATTGATGGACACACAAATTGACGTTGAAATGACAAAAAAAATGATTGACGCCTTAACCGCGCTGAACGCGTTGAGGTTATAACTACTGGCGTCGTGGCGTGTGTGTGTGTGTGTGTGTTGTGTTACTTACATCTTGAATAGTTCTCGAAACAACTTGGAATATTTTTCTTGATGGGCTGGATTTGCGCGAATAAGACGTAGCACCTGCTCGATTCGCTCTTCTTCGGAGTGACCGCCCTGCTCTCTGTTACAAGAACAGTGACCGATGTAAACATTACCCGCTTTGGTTCCGGTTTCTGGGTCGCGATGGCAGAAGTTGACGCTGTGTTCCTCGGCACAGTAGGACTGGTTGAGTTCTTGTACACTTACCGTTTCACCGCACCATAAGCACTTGTGGCTGTTGGCGACAATTGACTCGACTTCGATCCCCAACTGTTGTTGAATTTCCACTGGCAGTTCAGGTGCGCCTTCACAAGCGAAGATTTGTTTGATGAGTGAGACCAAAATTTCGTTTTGTTCAGTTGGCCATGCAAAGTCTGCTTCTCTGACCCCAATCGGTCTTGGGAATGATGGACAAGCTTCATACTCTGCACGGCTCATTGACTTCGGTACGGGAGGGCTGTGGCGAGAACGACGATTGAAGTAGGGATCGCCGGTTCGCGTCAGTGAAGAAGATCCGGTGCCTGCACCACCATCAACAGAAGCCGCAGCCGCATCCGCTTCGAGTTGATGAAGAGCGCCAATTTTGATGCATTTTGTATTTCCTTTTGAGACGTATGCATCCTGTTTGCATTTTTCAATGATTGTGCAGAGTGACGTGTTAGATTTGAATGTGTCCAGTAGGTTTTTGAGATTGATTTTGGGGACATTGAATTCAGAGAATGCGATCTTGCCGCCGGGGTAAACATCACTGTAAACGCTGGTCTCGTCACGTGCACATGGAACAAACGTATCATTGAACATCGCGCGGGGGATTTCGAACTCAACATCAGAGTCAAATGGCTTGATTGTCACGCATTCCGGCTGATTTTTCACGACGATTGACGGAACACCGCCACAGATCCAACTTACCTTTTTGTTTCCTTTGTGGTCGAAAGACCGTGTTGGCCGAACAAACTCGGTGGTCCCATTGATGGGATATTTAAACAGCTTCGAAGGAAATCCAGATAACAACATAGTACGACGTATTGAACACTGCATACCAAACATACGAGTAAAAATATTTCAATTTTTTTTATTTTGAATACATAATATATTTTCATACTATAAAGTAAGTAAACGTACCGCGATAAGAAACAATGGAAATGTATGGTGTTGTAAATGGGGCATATTCGAATCATCATGACCGACTTGGTGAAATCAATGAACGTATATCACAGCGCAATATTCCGTCCGCATCGCTTCGACCCGCATTTAATGTGCGACCTCTTTCATCCAAATATGCAATGATGCCTATTATAGAAACACGACCTGTACCCACTGTTGAAATTCCACCTTATCAGCATTTTACAACTGAATCAGTATTCAATCCAGGTAACGGAAAGGCTCCATGGCGCGGATGGGCAGAACGCGTGAATGTAGAATCATCCTTAAGAAATCAATTCTTCGCACTTCAGCGCAACGATCGCACTGTATATGTTCCAGATTCAACAAGCGATCTTTACCAGGTAACAATCGATGCACGCGAGGTTGAACAGCCGAATCCGTATTTGTTTGATAATGGAGCGACTAATTTTTCGCCAATGAATCCAAACCCCAACAATTTAGGCAAACTCACTTTTGAAAACTCTACACGATTTCAACTTCGCACGCTGAATTGTACATATGATGGATTCTGCACAGGTGAAGGTGGCCCTAAAATTGAGCCAGCCACAAACTATATTCCAGAAGAGCAAATAAAAAAGAAGGAAAAGGAGAAGCAACAGAAAGTGCATTTTGCCCATATTGAGGAAGGATTTAGTGGGAGGTCTGGGGCAGAACAAGAAAACAATCAAAATCAAAACAAGTTTCCTTCATTCATACCCCGCGCATCTGCATCATCGAATGCTCGAGAACATTTAACGATGCGACACTAATACGACGCATGATCTAAATATAAAAACAACGCTTGGATAGAACAATATATGCCGAATTATTGTTCTATTATTACATATTATAGTGCGGAGAAATGGCTGAAGACAAACAAAACTTGCAGGACAATCAAGACGACCGAGACCGAGACCGAGACCACGACTGGAACGAATTAAATGAGCTAACATTATCTGTGATGTCGAACCGAAACCGTTATGATAAATACAAGAAAACAGTATCGAATGCAAGCGACACACTCATTGAACAATTTTGTAAAGAGAAAATGTATTACAAAGAACGAATAATGGCGATGACGCGTGACTTATTTGATGAGCGTTGTGAGAATGATGATATTAATCGGGCGCATGAAGAGTACGCGAAATCGTGTATCGAATATTTAAAATGGTGCGACATTACTGAAATGGTGGAACATGATCAACGTACAGATGTCCGTGATGATGTCAAACAGGCCCGACATGATTTGCATAGAAAAATACAAGAGACGGCAAGGACGGTGCCTCCCCCGGATTCTCCTTCTACAGAACCATCATGTCCTCCATCACCACCATCCAGGACGAATGTTACTAGAGCATTGTCAGACCGTATTATGTCATTCGCAAATAAAATGTGTATCCGAAAAAAAACAATGGATGATTTTATTGTAATGAAAGCGATACCTGGAAATACAGATGAAGATATAAAAGCGCGATTACCTAAGGTCCGTGATTACCATAATGAAATATTTAAACGAGCCTCTGAAGCAGGAGAATCAGGTAGAAGCAGCGACCGAGACGACAATGACGATGACTACTGTGAATGAGATAAGATGGGGAGAATCGACTGGATTGTCTCTTGCGTATAATGCGAATGATACTGGGGCAGTGATGGCGACGACATGAGTGGGTCAAACCAATATCTACGAGAAGGAATAAGTTGGAATGACTTGAATCCATTGGTTGTTTCGCACGATGATTTGTCGTAGAGTAAATGATCTACGTCGTAGTACGATGAATCCTCACCAAATACCGAATTGGCAAAATCGTCGTCAGATGCGACAACGCCAATGATATCATCAACGATAGAGTAATCGTAGTCCTTTGAAGGGACAATCATCGTCATAATATAATTCGAAATGATGTCGTTGATGTACGATGTGTACTTCATTTGAAGTGTGTTGTTTGGTTCTGGTAACGAATTCGCATCGCGAGCTGCGGAAGCGTCGGTATCTTGCGCCGTTTCGGAATCAGGATAGCAATTGGAAATGATGCTATATACATAATACATCCGATTCTTGTTGTTGTACATAATATACGCGGTCTTGTAATGAAGCGTCCTGTCGCTATTGTAAACTGCGATTCGATACATGTATCGTGTGATGGGGCGCATTGGGTTAATGCATGTGTGTTTGACAATGACTGGATTTGCGGGTGTCTCTGATTCATACATATCCATAATTGCGTCAGCTGCATCTTCCTCTGCGGATTCTAGTTCTACGGCAGCTATCTCATCCTCGGGTTCTACCTTGACCTTCCTTGATTTTGCCACTCCACCCGTGTATACTTTATATGTACGGATACTAGCCGCTCGAAATGATGGTGTTAGTATTTTGACACCGCGCTTGCGGTGTGTTAATCCTTCAGAATCTGCGGCAGCGGCGACAACAGAAGCAGTGGCATCAGCATCCGCGACGATTTGTCTCTTCTTATTATGTGAACGAGTATTTACGACCATTTCGACGATAACAACAATAACGACGATGAATATGAAAACAATAAATAAAATATAAACAGTTCAATTTTTTATGACATAGTAGTATAAGTTTAGTATTTCATTGTTTATGAAACAAGAACAAGAACAAATGACGAGTGGGAATAACATTGAGGAAGAACGTAAAGATAAATTTAAGGCGGTAAGTTGCGCTCCAAAGGATGAGACCGACCCCAATATCAATGAAACCAAGGATTTCTCATGTTATTCATCAAAATCTCTCGAAAAGTTGAGAACGCTTTGGAATAAACGCCACCCAGATCAAAAAATCCAAGAGACCGATCCTCGCGCAATATGGACCGCTCTTAAAAACAATATGAATCGTGTATGCCACCAGGAGGCATGTTGGTTGCGCCAGAGTTTCGCTTCATCCGGTATGGATAAGGAAATGCTTCATTATACGTTTGCGCCTCAAGCACCGAAAGAATGGAAGAAAGATATTCGTGAGTGGTTATCCAGTGTTGATATCGCCAATTCACTCAAGCAATATGAACATGCAGTCCCATCTTTTTTATTCATCGGGCCATCCCCCGTGGATTTTGATCAAGTCTTAGACGACGGAGAATGTGTATGGGAGGAACTCTGCAAGTTTGATATTATGAAACACGTAAAAAACGGGCAGCAGAAGATCGGCGTGGTTTTCAATACCGATCCGCATGATAAACCAGGTGAACACTGGGTGTCTATGTTTATCGATGTGAGAGCACGGGTCATATTCTTCTTTGATAGCACAGGTGATAAACCGCAACGTCGGATTCGTACATTTATGAAAAGGGTGAAAGAACAAGGTGAAGCCAATGGAATCCCATTTAAAGAATACATCAATGATGTTCATCATCAGAAGAACGATTCGGAATGCGGTGTATTCGCGATATTTATGATTATCCATATGCTTCTCGGAAAAATGACAGTCCATGATTTCTTGGACAAGAAGAAGAAGTTGACAGATAAATACATGCAACGGTTCAGGCGGAAGTTCTTCAATGTGGATGAAAAGGTACCGACGCCGAATGTGGAGTTTTAGGGGCGCTGGCCCGCCTACCAGCCTTTCAAGTAAATAATCACCAGACTATAAATTATATAAACCCAGACTATCATTGTTTATATAATGTCATCTCTCATCTCCCAAGAAAACAAGGAACTTCTCTGGGGAATATTAGCTGAAGAAGGGATATTCGACGGTATCCCTGCCAATGTCACCCCCCAAGAAGTGAAACATGTATTCGAACAAATCCTCAAAAATCTCTCGGCAAACATTCCTGCAATTCACGCCGGGCGGTTGAAAGATCTCTATCACGCCAAACAACAAGCCATAGCGGATGAAGACTATGACGCCGCGAAGAAAATCCGCGCCACGATCGGCGAAATGGAGGCGGTAGTACCGCGGTTGGAAAAGCTGGAACAGCGTAAACAACAGGCGGTACAGGCGGAAGATTTCGAAACAGCAAAACAGTTGAAAAGCGAAATTGACCGGATTCGTGGTACTTCTTTTTCATTAAAGGAACTCAATAAGATCGCTCTTCAATCTCTCGTCATCAATATTCCAAAAGTGGCAAGAGATATAAGCGGAAGAAAATCCGGCACTACCGGTGGTGGAGGTAATGCGTTTATGTCTTCTAGTAGTGGTGTACCTCCAGCGCCTCAAGTTCGAGAGATTTATAACGCTGAGGATTTCCATTCACGAAAGCGCGAAGAAATAGAATCAAAGCTGCGCGAGAAGGAGGCAGAGATGCGCTCATATTTCGAAGTTCCACGGCCAAAGGAGATCGATTTTTCGGATGTTCCGAGAGATTCACACACGAAGATCAATTCCGCTAAGAAGAAAACCCAAGTTGACGGTAATGATGGCGAGGACGACGATAACCACGACAGTCCACTTGCAAATAACAGTGACGATATGGAAAAAATCATTGCCGAGAGAATTGCTGCAAGACAGCGCGATCTGGATGAAATCACCGAGAGAATCAAGGCAACAATGCCGCCACAGCCCCCGGGACATGTAAATTCACTCGTACCACTACCGCCACCCAGAGAATATAGTACTAGTGAACTAGACATACCTACACCGCTGCCGCTACCAGCACCATTATCAATGGATGCGAACTCTAATAACCAACGCAAAGTCCGATTTCAGGAGGATACAGACGATAATCCAATCCTACTGAAACTAAAGAGAAAGCCGACGGTAGAATAATATACCAATACCAATAACCGTAAAAAATATCACGAACATTTCGTGGTTAAACGTCCTGAAATTACCAACATCGGATAGCTGAAAGTATTGATCAAGGCCATAAAGCGGATCTTCTCCACCGGGTCGATGCTTATATCCATGATGGAGAATCAATACGATTGCAACTAGAAGTGATGCATATGCGATAAGGGTATTGCTGATTCGGCTCATTATAATACACCGAGATTATAATGAGACACCTTCATTTCTGAATCGCCAAGGTTTTAGTATAAATAATGGAGTACGAACAACGTGAGTGCGCAATTATTTATACTAAAAGAATTAAAAGAAGTCAAACCGCGACTGCTCTCCTGCCCCCGTCCTCGGGTCTGCAGGTATGATCGTCCGCCGTCCCCTCTCCACCAAGTTCCCCATCTGGTAAAGTTCCATGTCATAAATGATATTCGTTGCCGGGTCTTCTGCATAATCTTTACCATTTACAGTCAATTTCCGCAATGTCATCGTCTTCGTCTGTTTATTCAGTTTCTTCGTCTTGTCGTCCTCTTCTGTTGCAATATTTGGCTGATACGCGAGTGATTCATCACCTACACCTGTTCCGAATGTGTAGCATTGTAGGCGTTCTTTCGCGCCAGCGGTGGCATGGATCATACAATCAAACGACGACTCTTTCACAGCCGTCAAAATCTGGCGTGTAATTCGTTCCTTGATATTGGATATCTCATACAGGGATTGGTCGGTACTCATCGGCGTCGACCCGTCTGTCTTGCTCTTATCATTCATTCGAATATTCAGCGATTCATCATTATCCGTTGCCATCTGACGCGCAGTAAATCGCATCAAGTACAAAAACACATCAACCGTTCGTAATTCTTCTGGGAGGTCAATATGACTGCAAATGCGCCGAGCACGACCGATAATCTGTTCTGTGCGAACAGGGTGCCAGTATGGTTCGGTGATGTGAACATAACGCACATTACGCAAGTTAATACCTTCTGCGCCGGATGCCGTAATCATAAGAATCTTAATCACTTCACCGTACATATTATTCGTGAAACGGGTCGACAGTTGTTCAGTAATCGACTTTGGTACATTCTTCCACTTGCTATTGAAGATATTGCGAACGATCTCCTTTTCCTCCGCCGTTTCTGTTCCCGTATAAAGTGCAAAACAGGGGCGTTCTTGTTCTTCGGGCGTCATATCAATCGTCCAGTCTCCCATGGATGATTGCTTGATTTTGAATTGCGAGAATCCGTTTGTTTCGAGTATCAGCTTGATAATTCCGATTCCTTCCAATGTACGAAACTGGCTGTAGACAAGATGAAGTCCGATATGTTGTTTATTCAGGATATTTTCGAGGAGATGGAGAAATTTGGGGCTATATGTCGCGAGTTCTTCTGGTATAAGAAAACTGCCTGCGCTCACTTTCAAATCACGGATCGCCTTGGTAATCGCGCCTTGGTATTGTGCAACGTAGTCTTTCTTACTAGTCGCCGCTGACTGTTTTTTGGCTGATCCAGCCATGACTGCCGCCACTGCGTCAGAGTGTTCGCCAGTGATGACCATTTCAGCGTCCTCATCACTATCATCTCCGTTTCCATCTCCGCTTTTAACGCCATCGAGCATATTTTCGTCCATTGCAGCCGCTGCATCGCCCTCTTCTTCGCCGCCTTTCGCCGCCGCCGCCGCTGCTCCTTTCGGTTTACGTCCACGTTTGGGTGCCGCCGCTGCGCCACCGCCGCCACCGGTCTCTAATGCGCGCGCAATACGTGCCGCCAACATTTCCGCGGTTTCATGCGCTTCACCCATGGCTCCTGCATCAGGCATACGTCCAAGTGCCGCTGATTTTTCCAATTCGGATGCAGAAGTGCCATCATCGCCAGGCAAAGGACGACGAATCGATGGCGGGAAAACGAAATTACAGAATGCACGGGAAAAAATACGATAGGTAGATGAAACATCGTCGTAGACACCATCCCCCTCCCCACCCTTCTTGCCAGCAGCTGCAGCACCACGTTTCTTCGCCTTCTTCTTCATATTTGACTCTTGGTTGCGTTCGAGGTCACGAACACGCGAGTAAATTGCGAACTGATAATCACTCATTTCAACTTCGACAAGATGGAAATTCGCCGCCGTGTCATATATAGGCAATAATTTCTCTGCTGCGCTGCGGAAATAAGAAGTAAGACCCAAAATACGTCGAATAAAGAGATCTCGGTTCTTAAATTCCAATGTAGACGGATCAATAAAGTAACCATTGAAGTCGTCCAATTTATCAGGGAGTGCTGTAAATGGTTCCTGTTTATTCGTCGTTGCAGATATCACCGAAATTCCATTCTCGCGAAGTTTACTCACAATTGCACGTTCAAATGCGGCATCAGAAAGAAGACCATTTTCAGTAGCGGTCGAATCCATAACTGCGATACTTCCGGATGCGGATGCCGCACCGCCACCACCATCGCCACTCTCGCCACTCTCGCCACCCTTTCCCATCGCTGCGCTTGGATCACCTCTCCTGATAACGCCGCGGTATTTCGACGAAACTGCATCATAATCTCGCACAAACCCGAATGGATTACGCGTAATCATAAGTTTCTTTGTGCGGGTGTTATAATCCATATAGTCAAATGAAAGTCCAATTCCCTTTGCGAAACTTCCGGCGCCTGCAGCCCCGGCCCCCGCCTTCGCTCCTTTACCTCGCCCAGATGCGGCTCCAGATTCTCCAGCAATACCGAAAATTGATTTGAATCCGTCAAGGGTCAATCGACCGCCTCCGGCTGCACCTTCAGCCGCGCCAATCGTGAAAACCCAGTTGTCGATATTGCCACGGAGGATATTAAACAACACAGCAATCTCATTTGGATAGTTAATAATGGGCGTTCCTGTTAATAAAACAACCTTCGCGTTTTGTGCCGATAACAAAAAGTGATACAAACGGAACGCCATGGATGTAGGACGCTTCAGTTTATTCACAATTCTACTGACGAAGTTATGCGCCTCGTCAATAATAACAACCGAATTATCAAATGGATTGCGTGTATATCCATCTGTCATACTCTTCAGCTTCTCAGCGCGAAGACCGTTATAATTAATGAAGTCATATTTCGTATTGATCATTTCGTCGATTTGACGGTCGACACGTACACGCTGACTAGGTGTAAGTTCTGTTTCATAATTGCTGGGTTTAGTGACATTGACCATCCAAGCGCCACCATTCGATCGAACGAATTTATCATCTGGGAACATTAATATTTGCGACAATACGTGTGTGAGTTCAGCATTACCGCGCGACTCGATAAACTCCCAATATTGGTTCTTTTTGTACATAAGGTCGCCGCATTTTGTCTTCATTTCTTCAATGTAGTTCATACGCAGCGATGCGGGGGTCATCACAACAATACGCTTAAATGTTTTCAGTCCTTCAGCGATCGCGATGGATGAGCATGTTTTACCACTACCGAGTCCGTGAAACAGGAGCAATCCGCGGTACGGCGAATAAATATTCAAGTAATCACGGACGATTTTCTGGTGGGTAAGAAGTGCAACAGACGCAGAGTCATCGCCGCCGTAAAGCGCTTCACATGAAATATCGCTTTCACCTGATGTGAGTTCTTCACGGTAGGGGCGAAATAACGCATTGATATATTGGACAAACTTGGCGCGATTGTTCATATAAAACTCGGATGCCTGGACTTGAGGAAGTGGGCGCGGAGGTGGAAGACGTGTGGCAACAACGGTATCGCCAACTTTATAGGCAGAAATATTCACCATACTATCTTCGCGTTCTTTGATTTTCTTAACAACAGCTTTCACGCTTGATGCTGCAGCGCTTACTGTGCCAGATGCAGCAGCTGTGCCTTTCGGTTTAGGGCGCAACATGCGAAATTTTGATGCGTCTGCCGCTGCCGCTGCCGCTGCCGATGCTTCCACCGCATCACCTTCGACTTCTTTCAGTCCTGCCACCACTCTTTCTGCATCTTCTCCCGCATCTATTGAATCTAACTGACGCATCTCTTCAAATCCAGCAGGTGCATCTGCCTCTGCAATTGCCAAAGCAGCCGACGCTTTCGTTTGCTTAGGCAATTCATCAGAAGGCAATATGGCGCGTTTTCCTAGTTTGACTACATCCGTATTTACAGCAAGTTCGCCTCCAAGTCCGATCGGATCAGCTTCTGAACCGAATTCTGGTTCCATTTCATCATGACGTACATTTCCTATCCCTGATGCTCCTTCTCCAGTAATAAACTTATTAGAAAAAGAAGGCGGTACTGCTTGTATTGGAAGAACGACACCAATACGAGGTGCAATCCCTCTTATTTTCGCCATCATTGCAGCACGATCAAAATCCACAATATGACGTTTATCAACCATAGAAGCGCTTGGTTTTGCAGCAGCCATAGCCGCCGCCGCGCCTGACCTTACTCCCCCTGGACTATCATCGTCCGCCGCCTCAGCATTTTCTACAGGTAAATCGGGTGCAAACTCTTCTTTTCTTTCGCGCATAACAGTATCATAACCACTGACCTTCCGCGGTTTTTTTAATACATCACTTGGTAATTTACGAGAAAACTGAATTACTACACCTTCTTTCACGTCTTCCATAGCCGACTCGCGCAAAACCGGACGTTGCGTGAGTTGATACTGTTTCAAAACATTCATTGTAGTATCGTACTATTACTAACATATATCGTTATATTTATTTCGCAATCCGTGCGATTTGTCGTATCGCCATTTCGCATGTAACCTGTTCCGCCTTTTTCTTGATTTTGTGTGCGGCACGTGCGAAGAAGATAAACGCCTTTCCGCCATTTTGCTCGCAAATCCGATGAACTCCTGCAAACCCGTCCACCAAGGAGTCAAACGGAATTGCGGCGGAAGGTTGCCCGATGACCTCGTGTAACGGTTGTCCTAAACATAAATACAGACCCATTTCATATCCCATATCCGGATCCCGCGACAATTCAATATAATCCGGAGTCGTCTTAAATTCCTTCTGAATCTTCACCTGGAGAATGTTCTTGTAGTTGTCGTCATTTTTGATCAAGTTCGTCCAGTCAATGTGTCGCTCAAATACTGTCTCAATGAAGATCTGAGCGATCTGAAATCCGGGTCCACACGTGAACACTTTCTCAAACCATTTATCGTCATCGTGAATCGGTACACGGTTGAAATCAAGAAAGAGCGCGCCAACAAACGCTTCGAACAAGCACCCCAATTTCTTCAGATTGGTTCTCGTCTTCTTTTCTTCCGAGTGTTTCGAAATAATGAACCAGCGGTGCAAACCCATTTCAAGTGCGAATTTGCCGATGGTTTCATTTTTGACGATGGCGATTTTCTTCTCGGTCATGAACCCTTCATTCTCTTTAGGAAAACGGCGGTAGAGGTAATATTTTGTAATACATTCGAGCACGCCATCGCCGACGAATTCGAGGCGTTCATTGGATTTCGTGTGAAGTGGCATTGCGCCTTCGGGGCGATCGACAAATGTAATATTTTCGAGCTCATTGAGAGCTTTAGGGCGTTTGGTATACGATCGATGGACAAATGCGCGTTTGTAGAGTTCTATATTGTGAACCTGGGAAGGTACGCCGTAACGCGCGAGGATACTTTCAATGTCTGCAAGTGTGACTTCGACATTTTCTGTATTGTAAGGGTTGAAGACGTAGCGGTCATCGTCAACGCGTATAATGTCGTCATCATTGTAAATATTCTTGCCGGTTCGCGCGCTTTCTCCTGCGACGACTACTTCATTGGTGCCGTCTTCTGCGATATTTAGAAGTATATTTTCATTTTCAGAATCCGAACTACTGCCAGTTTCAGCGCGGGCTGCGGCGGCGGGATCACGAAGACGAAACATTATCCGATGGATGGATGATATGTATCAACCACTGTATTTAAGCAAAATCCGATCAATTTTTTATATCGGTATTATTTATAATTCAGTATTAAAATGGTGTTAAGTGGTTCCAAGAAGGTTTCCGGTATTCGTTCTCTCACTAGCAAGGGCTGCCATTTTGGCAGTATGCCTGGAATCGCCCCCCAGGTGGGCCGCGGTTCTTGGACGTCCGTCGCTTACAAGAACAGCGGTATCAACTGCGACTGTCTCGGAAAGATTCGTTTTGATTCATGCGCTGCTCAGTATCAATATTTGAAGGATAAGAACCTTATCTTCAACTGCAAGCTTACCGGTGGTATCGGTCGTCAGCCGTTCACTAAGAACTGTGCTACAAAGACTGCATAAATTATTTACTTGATAATTGCAACATAAAAAGTTATATATTTATTCAGCTATAAATATATAGGCATACATATATAAAGATATTATGGCGAACAGTAAGGTTGCACGACGCGTGATAAGCTCAGGATCCACGAACGGGATTAATACCGATACGCGTAACGGCGGAGGCGATAAGAAAGGAGGAGCCACTCCTGCCGGAACCGGTCAGATGCGTAGTTTCGCGATGAGAAACACCATCACGGAACCCGCGAAGAACAAGGACTTTGTATTTAGGTTCATCGAGAGATTGGCTCCGGCCCGTCACTCCGGCCCCAAACTATAATAAACCCATTTTCATAATATGATCTATGATCTAGAACTTAGTTCAATTATACCCGTTATATTATGAAAATCGAAACTGATTTGAAGCTTGATTTCAGCGATGTTCTGTTCCGCCCGAAGCGATCGTCTCTTTCGTCGAGAGGAGAAGTCGACCTAACTAGAGAGATTATCTTTAAAAATGGAGTGAAATGGCGAGGTATTCCGATCATTGCATCGAATATGGACACAGTTGGTACATTCGAAATGTACACGGCGCTTCATCGCCATAAAATCATTACATGCTTCCATAAACATTATAGCCTCGACGATTACGCTAGTAGCGCAAAAGCGAAAGATTTAGACAGAAATTACTATATGATAAGCACCGGTATCACCAAAGCCGACGAAGAAAAGCTCGATAAGACGATCGCACTTCTTGATCCGCTATTTGTATGCATTGATGTCGCGAATGGATATATGAAGGCATTTGTCGATTTTGTGAAAAAGATCCGAGAGAAATATCCGCAGCTGGTTATTGTATGCGGAAATGTAGTTTCTCGAGAGATGGTGGAAGAACTCATCATGAACTGTGGTGCGGATATTGTAAAAGTCGGAATCGGAAGTGGTAGTGTTTGTATTACTCGTCTTCAGACCGGCGTGGGTATGCCGCAACTCTCCGCAGTTATCGAATCGTCGGACTCGGCGCATGGTCTGAACGGGTTCATCGTATCGGATGGTGGATGTACGACCCCAGCGGATATTGCGAAAGCATTTGGAGGTGGTGCCGACTTCGTAATGTTAGGAGGAATGCTGGCCGGACACGATGAATCTGGCGGTGAACTTGTCGAAGACACGGCAACCGGACAGAAATATAAACTCTTCTATGGGATGTCGAGTTCAACTGCGATGGAGCACTACAACGGCGGTGTTGCATCACATCGATCCGCGGAGGGAAAAACGGTCAAGATACCGTATCGCGGACCGGTCGAAAGCACTATACTCGATATCTTAGGCGGAATCCGGTCAACATGTACGTATATTGGCGCAAAACGCGTGAAAGACATTCCGAAATGCACGACATTTATTCGAGTGACGAACCAGGTGAATCAAGTATACTCTGGAAAAGAACATAAGGCATAATTCATGTCTATATTTATTGATAATAATCACATCACACGCTAGAGCAATACTGCTGATATGATTATCAAAGTTGATTGTCGAGAGAAAGACCTGTTGGAGATAATGAAACCTGCTACCATACCTGCCGCACCCGCACCCACCGCACCCACTCCCACACAAGAACCAGATCACTACATTATGGACCTTGGTGATGGAATGACAATGAAAGTTCCACTTCCGAAAAACAAAGCGACCGCGAAGGCTACTAAGCTGAAGCCGAAGCCGAAATCTCTCGGTATATCCGCGATCAACCATGAAATTAGATCCGAAAGATTGCCGCTTGGGGATATTATTCTACATGACCCGACTCAAGAGAAAGATATTGTACTGTTCGAGAGAAAGACCCTGGCCGATCTTGCAGCCAGTATTCGAGACGGACGGTATAAAGAACAGTCATTCCGACTTATCGAGTCAGCTGCTGCTACCGGATTCAACACTCATCACATCGTATACATCATTGAAGGTGATCTCTCGAGATACGACGAGAGACATAGTCAGATTACAAAGACGGCACTTCAAAGTGCAATGGTGTCGCTGATGTACTATAAGGGATTTTCGGTGATTCGCACAATGAATGTAGGTGAAACAGCGGAGTTTATTCTACATTTTGCAGACAAGGTTGCGAAAGAGGGGCCGCTTTCTATCATAGACACGACGACCACTGCGACAGCATATAGTGAGGTATCATCGAAAAAAGAGAAACGAGACTACATTACACGAGAGAATATAGGCGAGATTATGCTGGCACAAGTACCGGGAGTGAGTGCGAAGATGGCGTCGGCTATTCTTTCGAAATACAATGGATCAATCTATGAGTTTTTAGGAGATCTGCACCGTAAAATAGCGAATTATGAAGAGAGTGTCTCGCCGGAGATGTCGCCGCCGTCGCCTGACGCAGGTCCTGATGCTACACCACACGGACTAGTGATGGAACCGATGAATAAGAATAAACTGAAACATGTCTCAGAATGTTTCAAAGGCGTTGGGGATGGAAAAAGAAATATAGGGAAGGCAACCGTAGAAAAGCTCACTTATTTTTTAGAGTGATAGTGTAGTAGATAAGTAATATATATAAATAAACATGGCTGTTGCGTCTCCGGAATACGTGCTAGATTCAAGTGAGACACATCTTTTTATGCGTGAAAAAGGTAAAAGAGACCACACAAATTATCCATTATCATATGATCAGTTATGGCAAACCATATTAGATGATCCTATCTTTAAGGGAACAAAATTGAAAACGGCAATAGATATAATTGATAATAATAAACATATTTCTTCAAGAAAAAAGTTTCTTAAATTAAGTTCGATCCTAATTCGTGCAGATGCAAGTAAGGATGGTGGTAAAAACGCATCAATTATAATAAAAGACTCTGGTTTATATCGTTCCGATATTGATGATCAAATCAATATTACTTCAGCAGATTTATTAGAAGTTTGTTCTAAAATAAAAAGTATGACTGGACCATTAGTTGTTAGAGACAGAATAGTAAAGATCGTATCAGGTATAGGTATAGATAATACTAAATTATTAAAAAAAATATTAAATACACCATTTGGTGTAGTAGTTCGTAAAATTATGCATGATGCCGGATTAGGACCAATAGTTGCATTACGATCAGTGATTCATAAACTGTTAGGTAGTATTGGAAAATATTTTGATCCATCATCTAGAAGTGGGTTCGATATGTTTATACCGTATGATTCTAGTGTAAGACTTCCCATACAGAGAAGCATGGGAATTACACAAGAAGGTATCGAAACAGTCACCGGAAAAATTGATTTTACTGATAGAGCCACCGCCGCCGGACTAAGGAACGAACTAAATTTAAGATTATGTATTCCGGTACCACAAGGAGGAAATGAACGATTTAATTATGACTATAATATTTTTGGAACTAAACTTGTTAATGATGGCGGGACCCTCCGCGATCAAGACCCTAATTTTGTTACTTACAAATGGAAGGGAAATGCTGAGAATGAAAAATTTTTTAAGTCTTCAGGATCGATTGACAAGAAGTGTATATCACTGTATGGAAAAGGATGGGGAGATAAAGGACAAAACCAATGTGGAATTCTACAAGTATTAATCGATATTTCAAAAAATGGTAATATAAATGGCGGTATCACTACATTAATGACACATGATGGTCCATTATTATTAACAAATTATTTATTCGGTTCAGTTTTACCGTTAATGTATACATCTCACGACCATGAAATGATTAACGGAAATAGAACTCATGTTGATATTGTTGCTTTATTTTCATTGACAAACTCATCTATAGAAAATACGGAAGAACAACTTCGATTACAAATGAACGAAACAAAAGAAGAATGGATATCTGTTTTAAAAACATTATATAGGCTCGCAACGCAACCCAAAGACATCACACCAATTTATACTAGAGGAAAAACTAAAAACATCAAACGCAATTTTTGGAAAGCACTATATGCTGACATGCGAACTATTTTCGCATATATTACGATACTACTGAATACGATACCGTGTTGTAGAAAAGATGAGTCTTTTAAAAATTTACATAAATTATCAAAACCCAATACCGTAGTGTCTGTTGCGTTAGACTTGCAAAAAAAAAAAAAACGCGTCCAAGGTGAGCCACCAACTGTAACAGAAGATAGTATAGATTTTGAAACTAAAATAGATAAAATAAATAAGTTAAATAAATTAATAGAAACATTACGAAAATGTACACCTACGCGTATCATTAATCTTGTTAGAGTAAATCAATCATATAAAATGCCAGACACTTTGCCAAGATATATTGAATGTAAAAATACCGAAATAATTGAATTATTTTATCATGTATGCTCATATCTTGGAGATACCAATATAAGGGTATTATTTGGAGAAGGTTCATCAATACATAGAATTATATCTGAAGTAGATAGACCATCGCTCGCAGTAGCCGGAGGAGGAGAAGGAGGAGAAGGAGGAGAAGGAGGAGAAGGAGGAGAAGGAGGAGAAGGAGGAGAAGGAGGAGTAGTAAGGGGATTAGGAGGAGAAG